AATACCAGATGATGTGACTGCACCTGTTATTGGTCCAGTGAAAGCAGTTGCATTAACTGTTCCTGACACGTCTAGTGTGGTGGTTGGTGTCGTTGTTCCGATTCCCACCCTTGATTCGTCACCATCTATGGTCATTACCGTTGAGGTGACACCTCCATCGTTGACTTTGAAGGTGATATCTGTGTTCTGTACAGTATTCGCTAGGTTGACACCTGTGCCATCAACAGTGATTGATAGGTCATTGTCAGCACCGACTGTCATACCCGAGTCATTCACTACGCCCAGTGTGCCTGTTGTTGTGTCAGCAATATCTGATCTCAAGAAACTTGATGCCGCTACGCCACCTAGTTTGTCCGCGTCAGTGGCCGTTCCATGAAGTTTTATGCCTGTGGGTGATGTTGTTAATGTGATTCCCTTGTACACAGTCGGGAAACCTGTTATCGCTGTCTGTGGTGTGAACTCCGTGTCGGAAACCATCGCGATAAGTGTTCCATCGCTGTACCATTTTGTTATGTTCTGACTGGCAGTGGTTGAATCTGTAACTGCTTCAAACACAAATCCGTTCAAGGATCCAGTCGAGGCCGGTGGTCCCACCATCACACTCTGTGAACCATCATAGAAGAACAGTTGTCCCACATCTGAATCTATCCAAAGGTCACCCTGTTGTATCCCTACCGGTTGTGTTGGCTGGTAAGGAACGTTACCCCCTGCCGGGACAAACAAGTTTCCTGTGTACACCTTTAATCTGTTATTGGCCGAATCGTAGTAAAGTTGCCCTTGAATCGGTTTTGTTGGCTCTGATGTGCCTGCAAAATTTTCTAAAAGGTGTAGGAAGTTCTCTGCGATCAGTTCACCATATCCAGCGTACCCCTTACCTATGAAACTAAGGTCTGTTTGTGTGTTGACCACACCATCCTGTACTATGTACTGGTTTGGTGAAGCCGAACTGTTACTCTTGTTTACTGTATAAGCCATCTATTAGTATCCAGTGTTACCACCTGCTGTCGTTCCACTCACTGTGTTAGATGTTGACAGTGCCGTAGAGCTCGTTTCAGTGAATGTTGTTAAACTTTGAATTCTAAGTGTGTAATCTATCTGTATCAATCTGTTCAGTGACTTCTGTACCGGGTGGAATATCACGTGTGTCAACAGTTTGTTTGTGCCACCGTTCTCAGTGCCTTCCCATGATTTAAGTCCAAGTTCATCGAACACAAAGTCACCATTGAAGTTAGTTGTGTTATCGAAAGATGCCTGACCTGTTGGTTCACCATAGTCCAACGTACAGGTACAAACTATGTCAGTGAATTTGTTACCTGTGACGTGTCTCACTTCCATCTTGTTACGAGTGGTGTCTTTGTTCGTTGTAGAGTTGTCATCTATAACTTTGTAGTATGTTTGATTGTAAAGAGTAGCGTTGGTTCCTGTCGAGTTAGGCGTAAGGTATGTTATGATACCCGTTGGATCGACACTTGTTCCGCCATTTCCAAATGCCATCTCGTGTATGAAACCGTTGCTCTTGTTTGCCAAACTATTGGCCATTGCCTGAGACATATTTTCATAATGGATAGCATTCCTTTTGTCCACTATCACTTCACCTGTTTCAGGGTCAAAAATCTTTATGTGCCCCGTCATCATCACTCCTGTGTGATCTTGAGGCTTTTTGTTTTCTTCTTTTGATTCTGTTGGTTTGTTGTCCTGTGTCATCTAGTGTATTTATTCAGGTGCGTTTGTGGGCTCGTCCGCTATGAATTGAGCCTGTTGTGACGTAGAACTGTGGAGTCCTTTACCATCAGCAGGATTACCATCCTTCGCAGTGTACCATACCTGTCCTCTCTTGTGTAATATTTTTATCTGTACTAGGTCAGCAGGTGCTGTTGTAAATGTCACAGCCTTTGTGCTTCCGTCAACAGAATAGTTGATAGTTGATCCGTCCTCGCTAGTGAGCAACAATCGTTGGCCACCAATGAATATGTCTAACTCACTAGCGGATGACGGTACTTGTGATAGATTGAACACAGTTTGAGAACCATTTCCTGTGAAGGTATTGGTATACACTGTGTCCACGTAAGGGATGGTTTGAGTTCCAGACACGTCTACCACGTCAGCGCCTGAGCCATGCTCCTTAATTCCTGTTCCCAAAGTACCACGTTTCAACTGTCCCAGTTGATTATTGGTCTTTGTGAAATATTCAATTCTTTCTTTGCCTATGAACACAACACCTGGGATCACTGTGCTGACTGTAGATCCATCTAAACCAATTACCGTTTGTGGATCTGCCAGCACAGATGCGTCTGCAACAGTGATTGTTGTTGCATCTGTGAGTAACTGCTGTGTCAGTTGTGTTGTGTGCGTTTTAGAGATACGTTTGTAGAAAGTTCTGTTCAACATATCTTTGAATATTCTAAATCCTGTAGCACCTTTATTCACTGTGTCAGAGGCAAAGTATAAAACATCCAACCTGTCTGAAGAAGACATCACCTTGCCTGAGACTGTGATCGTGTTCCCTGACAACAAGAAGTCGTGTGCTGGTGCCAATTGCTCTCCGTTCAGCCACACATACATGTAAGCGGAACTTGTAGGATTGAAATAAAGTTTGTATATGCCATCTGCCCTTCCCTCAAGCACTTCCCTTCTCAACGACATTCCAACTGCGTTGTTGAACGTGGTCACTGACATTTTGTCATTGATGTTCAGGGTGTAGCCATCACTGGAAATCTGAGAAGTGTTAAGCACTAGCCTATTGCTGGCGTCTATTGAGAAATGATGATCTACATACGTCGTTATGCTGATCATTTTTTCTGGTCCAGGTGGTGTCACAAATTCTACATTTTGATTTACTAGATCAAGGGTGTAGTCAGTTGTGATAGTTTGTAAGCCTCCGTTGACGTGTACCTCGACCTGCGAAGCATCTGTGACAGTCTTTGCAGGATCCACTGTTGAATCATCACTTAGACCAGACACCACACCATAAGTGTATGTGCTACCGTCTGACATGTAGTAAGTTGTGTCAGGTGCTCGTAACATCTTACCGTTGGCTTCCACAAGAGTCAATCCCGTGAATGGCCTAATAGCACCAGGCGGATATGTAAGAACGTGTGTCGTTGATCCATCATAGGTGATCTCTTCGTTCCTGATGCTGGCGTAGTTCCTCACAAATGATGTAGAAGTTTTCCTGAAACCTGCAATCTGTATGAAGGCATCGGCGGCAGGCGCTGATGTGAAAGTTAAAATCAACGTGTTGCCTATCTTGGTCGTTGAACCGTCACCGTATTCAGGTGTAGTGCTAGTGGTTGTGAACGCCGTTGTTGGCACACCATCGATGGTCACATATAATTCAGAATTAGTAGAATCAAGGTCAAAATCTTCCCTCGAAGAAGATGTGAACTGTACCGTAGATCCATCACCGTAGTAGTGATCTAAAACTACGAATGCTCTACCAGATATGGCAAAAGTTTTCGTGTTGATCACGCTGTTGTTAGCAGGTGCACTTACAAATGTCACTGTCTTTGCTCCTGTGTCTATAGTGTAATCGGTTGTGAGTTTTTTGATCACACCATCTACTGATATCGTCACAGAACCTAAAGTACCAGGATGCTCTCCTAGGGAGAACGTCGCTGTGCTTCCATTACCAATGTAAATTTTGTCAGTAATAATCGGCGTCGCCGGTGGTGCTGTGTACACCTTTAGATCCAGGGTATCGAATATCTGTCCAGGAACCACTTCCTCCGGTGCGTAACTTGTGGTAGATGACAAGAACTCGTCACCGTCAACGTTGATGTCTGAAGGTGCAGTACCTAATGCACTTGCATATAATCCATTCTTAGTGAAAAGTCCTCCTTTGATTATTGAATCCAGAGTCCTGTCGTCAGTGGGAGTAAGAACGCCATCGTCGTCGGCAGGTATAAGTTCTATAAGAGCATTTTGATTTTGCACCGGAATGCTTGTGATTGTCTGAGCACTTCCAGTACCTATTATTGTCACAGACAGTTTTGTTCTTGTGCTATCGTCTTGTGAAACGTAGACGTGGTACACAGTTCCCGATTCTAAAGTTGCAGTGTAACTACTTGTTGTACCGTCGGCAAGGAACGGCACAGTCCTAGACAGACCATAGTTGTCCCACGGGTAGTCATACCAAGCCGAGTTGTCCCAACCCTGGCTCTGTGTGAATAACAAGCCTGTCACCATGGTTCCGCCGTAGTCAACACCAGACATCACCTGTGAAAGTTCATTGCCCGGCATTCCGTCTGTTGGTGTGTAGAATCCTTTGATCCTGTCCGCGGCCGTCAATCCTGTTTCGTCACCGTAGTACTTGCTGACCGCACCCGAGTTGTCGTCAAAGTCTGTCGTTGACGTGAATCGGCTTACCGCCTTGTACAATTCATTTTTGTATCTTATCTTGGTTCCGTATTCGTAAGTTGTGTTTTTCTCCCAATCAACCACAGTGGATGTGCTGGCTATCCTGTCAAACTTTATCGTGGTGTTGAAGTCCCTAACAAGGTCGTTGTCAAGGTTCGCGTATGCCTTGGCAACATCGGAAGGGGTAGAACCGTCAAATTTACCGCCGGTGATTGTCACGGTAGGTGTGGTAGAGTATCCAAAACCAATACCTGTCACTGTTATCCCTGTGACTGCTCCACCGCTAACTGTCGCAGTGGCAGTGGCAGATGTGGAATCATCCCCGGTGATCGTGACTGTTGGTGCTTTCTCGTAACCAGATCCGCCATAGTACACCGTGATGCTCTTCACGTGCTTCCTGTGATAGTCATACCATAACTGCCAAGGGTATTGAGTTAACCTAGTCGTTTCTGTTGAAGGATTGATAGACCTTATCTTGCCCACAGTTTCGTCATAGAAAGGTGGGTTGTCAAAATCAGTTATCACACCATCGTGCTGTTCAGGTGCGCTATATCCAAGTTTGTATTCTCGTAATTTGGTGTGGAAAGGTTTGACTTCGTTTATGTAGTCCTCTATCCAACTGTCCGTACCTGTTGTGTAAGTTTTCCTTTGATCAAACTGTCTCACCCTATTGACCGCATTTATGAAACTTGTCTTGAACATCCAATCAACATAGGTTTGTTCTTCTAGCACCTTACGTAAACCGATAAAGAATAAGGTGTTATACTCCACGGCAAGGTCTCCTATGAACAGGTCATCTCTCAACGCTGTCAGTGCCTTCCTTGTTTCTGTAACTGGTTCTTGGTCAAAAGTGTTGTCGTCGAAGTTGTCACCTGACGCAAATCCTGTGGCATCTTGTGTGTAATCATACAACTTGGTTGATAGCCTAATTGTTCCGTTCTCGGTACCAACATTCTCCCAACCGGTTGCAGTCTTCATAAACAGTTTCCAACCACCAGTGTCTGCAGACGTAACCTTGACGTGTTTGCCATTGTCAATCTCTAGACGATCTAACTCGTACTCATAAGTTACCTGCTTGTCTATCTGTGTGTCCTCATTATGCACCATGTCACCGTCGGTCTTGTACCAATCTGTATACGACCAATAGTTTGACGTATTGTAGGTTTGTATCCTGGTCCTGTTCCATTCGGTACCGTCCCATTGGTATATGGCCCAAAAATTGTTTGCAGTCTCATCTGCCTTGACCAAATAATTGACAGTACCCGATAGGTCCGCTGTGTTGATGTATCCCAATTCTGCGTAGGTGTCCACCTGGGCGTCCCATAGTCCACTTGCACTGGTCGGCTCTTCTTCTTTGGCATCAAGATTGTCAAGTCTTATCTGTCCTACCAGTTGGTTCTTTTTAAGGACTGTGTTTGCGTAATCGATTATATCTTTTAATGCTGAGAATCTATCAACATACCAACTCTGTCTTGGTCTAATGCTGTTTCCATACTTCTGATTCAATGGTAACTCGTTATCAGGGACAGCATCACCTGTTGCGTTCTTGCCACAAAGAGAATCCCACCAACGTGTCTCTATCTGGTGTCCTGGCCTGTATGCAGGATCTCCTTCACGCACCAACTTCCAGACCGAGTGTGAATCTCCATCGAATGAGTTAGTCCTCACGTCAACGTTCAACACAATGTCTTTGTTAGTCAATGTTCGCACACCATTTATTGTCAACTTGTTTGTGCCGGTAATCGAAAAGTATTGCATTCCTGAATTCTGTGGATTTGCTATCAATCCTGCCACAAAGGTTGTGGTATTTTTCCTGTTCACTACCGATTGTCCCGGGAGACTCGAAGTATTTTTTACCCAGAAATAATATGTTGAAACCAACGTGTCCAGCCTTGAGTTGTACTTCTCAACTTCCGTGAAATCAGGTTGCGCCTGACCGCTGACAAATTGTAATCCTGTCACGCTGTTGCTAGACCTGTTCCACTCCTCGGGTGTTAGTGTTGACTCTACCCATTCATATACATCTATTGATGAACCAGGGAAGGTCTTACCCCAGTTGTTTACTCTGTATTCCTGTGTGTCTTGCTCGTACCATAACCATTTAACAGTTGAAAGGTCCCACCATACTTCTCCCAAATGGTCTTCTGCCCAAGGCGTCTTGGTGTTGGCATTATCACCTGTGTTGTATGTGGCTGGATCCCAAGGCGACTTGTAGTTGATCTCCCTGTCTGCTACTCCCAGTATCCTTCCCTTGACAGGATCATAAAGATCATAGAAATCTCTGATCTGTTTTGTTGTGTTATTGAAATCAAATACCTGCCCTATCTTATCAACATCGACCAACGCACTCTCTGAAGTAATATTTTTCCATGCGTACTCTCCGTCCACAGCACAATCGTAACCATACACGCTTCCGTCGTTTGTTAAACCTGAGTTGCCTTCATCCTTAGGTGCTCCGATAAACAAATTGTTGTCAGACACGCAGACGCCTCTGCCAAAGTCGTCGTTCTCAGAAACGTTTGTTGATACTATCCTATCATCCAACACAAATTTTGTGTTGTAGACCGTTGCAGTATAGGCCGCACCTGATCCCGTGTTGGTGTCAACAATGTTTGTGTCCTGTAGGTCAAAAGTGGTCTCACCTAGGTCGAACTTCATTGTCCTCGGATTGGCCGACTTTTCTGCACCGATCACTAACCTTGTGCCGGACTGGTTCAACGAAACACTAGATCCGAACCTAGCATCTGAAATATCTCCCGGTTCATTTATTGTCTGGTCTAGGGTGTAGGTATTTGTGCTACCATCCCTGTTCCACTTATAAATGTAAACCGCACCTGCGTCTGCTTGATCTGTGTTGTCCAGGCCAGGTGCACCTATCACCAATGTGTTACCGTCTTTACTCATTGTGATAGAATCACCAAAGGACGTGTTTAGTGTCGACCCGTCTGCTGAAACACCTGTGAGTGTTTGTGCCAGTGTGAATGAATTTATAGTGCTGTCATCGTTTGACTGAGACGTCTGCACGAATATCTCTACCTTACCCGCGTTTCCTGGTGCCAGTGAACTGACCGCTAAAATATCTCCGTTGTCGTTGGCTTCAAGCCTGTGACCGAACCTTTGCCCAGATCCACCTGCTGGTGCATCTATTATTAAGTCCTGTGTCCAGGTGTCGTACGTTGATCCGTCAGCACCTATTCCCCAAGTGTACAAATAGACCCTACCTGTGTCATTGTTGTGTCCTGGTGCTGACACAAACAAAAACTTGTTGTTGGTGCTTCTTGTGGACCCAACTGTTGGTTCTGATATCTTGTGTGCCCAACCAAAGTTAAGGTTCTCATTTGAACTTGAACCATCAGTGGGTGCTGTCAGTGTAGAAAGCACTCCATATTTGAATGTGCCTGGATCCCAAACGTAAGTTTTTATAAGTCCTTCGTTGTAATATCTCGTGCTTCCGTCATTGGTCAACACATTAGTGTATGGTGCTCCTGCAACAACAAAATTCTCATCTGTGCTGATGGACAAGGACTCACCCAACCTACTGGTGTTATCATTGTTCTCATTCATCGTAGCAGTGGCCTGTACCGAATAGGCAGTGCCTGGTGTTTGGCTAGTTCTGAACAAGAAGTGTACTTCTCCCTGTCCTTTGCCGGGTGCTGATACAACAACGGATCTACCGTCATTACGACAGACAATTCTATATCCAAATTCCTGGTTGGAATTTGTCGTGTCCGGAGACAGTGTCCTCAACTCTGTGTATGGATCTTGTTTTTCGTATACACGCCATAGTCCTCCAGTGTCGGCATCGGCGAAAACCTTGTCACCCTCAATGAACATGTCATCGTCTTTGTCGTTGTAAACAGAATAACTCAATCTGTCATTTACATTATCCATTGACGCTAACCTCACCGAGGTGAACTTGTATACATTACCGTAACTGTCTGCCGTTGATCCATCCGCTAGTGTTGGTATGAAAGTTAGATTATCTGTGAAATCCACTACAATGGATTTGTGATCTGGTACGCTGGCCACCTGGTATACTCTGTTAAGTGTAGCAGATTCGCTGTTGCTAATCGCGAAGTAGTCTGCCTCTGTCGTGGCACTGCCTGCACTCAATCCATGCGATCCTGTGAAAACGAAAGTCAGTTGAGTTGCGTTGTTGGTCGTAGTCAGAGAATCTATCTTTATTCCAGCGTTTGTCATTCTGAACACGTCCCAGTCACCATTGTCCTTATTTGCTACCCAGATGAGATCGTTTTTGGTGATGCTGTTCACGTCAAGGTCTAGTAATTCTGAAACGTTGAATGCTGTGTGTTGCACCTGCTCCAACTGAGGATAACCTGCGGTTTTGTATACCTGTGCCTTGTCCCTGTCCACTGCCTCCTTGCTGTAATCCAGCAGTTGGAAAGTTGTACTTGCTGTGTACTCTACTGGTTTGGAGTACAGGTCGTCTTTGACAACAGCCAGAGATCTGCCATATTCCTTGCTGTCGGAAGAATTATCTAACAGTTCTATGCTCTGAGGATCTGTGTTAACCAACTCGTCATCGAGTGTGATCTGTATGCTTTCCCTAGAGTCTGTGTTTCCAAAAACTCCTGTCTTGATCATCCATTCCGGATAAAGACTCAAATCTATGTTTGAATTCTCGTACTTGGCTTTCAACAACTTGTCTATTGCGTTCTGTGTGCCTTTCTCCCTGATGTACCCTTGATAGAACTTGTATTGTGAGACATCATTTACGAATAAATTTTCTAAGTAATCTCTGCTTTGGTAACCAATCAACCTTTGGGCCAGTTTTTGTTGTGATTCGTCAAAGTTGTTGGTTTCTAGGTTGTAGAAATCATTGAACGATGAGATCTTGTAGTCAAAGTTAGGTATCAACTGTGGTTTAGGTTTTTCTGACTTGAGGGTCCAATTGTCATTACTGAACTTTTCACTCGAGTTATGGTTTACCTTGGCAACATAAAATTTCCCTTGGTACTCAACAGAATCACCTAACCTGTAGTCAGTGTTCGCGGTCCAGTAGGTCACCTGCGCGGCGTCAAACACGAAGCCTGGTGCGTAGTAGTCTCCATTCCAGTTCGCTGTCTTCCAACCAACAACCTTTAACCTCTGCTGTCTGAAGCCTGTGAATGGTTCGTATAGTATGTCGGAGAACACAGTGCTGTTGTCAAAAATCAGGATGTGTTCCTTCTGCACAGTGTTTAGTGAGATATTGTAAAGTCCAACGTCTGTGGATTTTAAATTAAGGTCAAAAGTCTTGCCCACACGTTTTGTGCTTATCTCCCTTATGTCTATCTTCCTACCACCAGCATCAAGTAGTGAATAGTCTCCTGCTAGGTTACGCAGTTGTCCCACAGTGCTGTTGTCAGTGTCCAACTCGAATCCATCAGTGGCCGGTGATACTGTGATCGCTGATCCGGGTGCCCATTCCTGTGTTGTCCAGAACAGGAATTCTCTGACCGCGTTATCCCAGTTTAGAGTTTCCTTTATCTCGTTTGAATACTTGTTGAATCGGAAACCCTGTTTCTCTAGATACTGTCCATACCCTTGTAAGAAATCTGCCACATCCTGTATAGTCTCGAACACGTAACCATAAGGTATGGTCTGCACAGTGTTGTCATAAGAAATGTACCTGTTTACAGATGCACCTGGCACGGATATCTTGGCAGAGGTGACTGATTTGAAAGGGTAGTAAAATTTGAAATAAGGATCGGTAGTGCTGTAACCAAGCACCTTGTATCCACCAACGTAGGTACTCGTAGACCCGTCAGTGTCTGTGGTTGTGTCTGTGTTCTTTTCAATAAGCACACCAGAATAATTGAAACTCTGTACGGGGTTAGAAGTCCTGAACAATATCTTGTAGTTCTCATCTGGTATAAATTTTGATCCTGCCGTTGATCCTGGCGAAACAGAATCTGTGAGAACTTTTATATTGTCTTTGTCTGTGAATCCTCCCAACTTGTATGCTAACTGCACACCAAGATCTTTCATCTTGTCATAGTAGAACGTCACAGGATCTAGATTACGTGACACTAGGTAGTTCACAGTTAACACCTGGTATCCTGCGGTCTGGTATCTCGTCGTTAATCCTGTGTTGTTGTCGGTCAGTGTTTCAAGATGGTATTTGGAAGTTTTAAGGGTTTGCCTTACTCCTGTATCAGAATAGATCTGATTACCAGATATGTTTGTGGACAACCTCGAAACATCAAAATAATTAGAAAAGAATTTTGCAGGTTTTGTCAGTGCAAGAGTTTTTAAGACCGTGAAAGGATATGCACTGGATCTTCTCCAAGAAGTTTCTGCTGGTGCTTGATCACCAAATTTCCATGGCTGTCGTCTGCCTGGTACGTTGTAATCGTCTATCAATCCTGCCTGTAGTGGATCAAGTAGATTTCCAGAAGCATCGACTGGTAAATGATTTGTTATACCTGGTTTTCCATATCTGCCAGGTTCGGTTGCTATCTTGTTCCAAAGGACGTCATTGCCCGCTGTGTATGGTGCTGGACCATACGTGTCTTCCCAGGTGCTTGGCTTCTCTGAATAGCCTAACATCTCCCAAGGTCTAGTGTGCGGAGAATCTGTATCATAGAAAAACTTGTATATGCCCCTCCAGTGTCCTGGTAACTTATTGCCTGTAAGGTGGCTTGTAGAGTTGGCGTAGTTATAGGTGAACGGAGATCCTTCAACAAAAGCAGTATTGTTAATGTACTGCACATTGTTCCTCCCTGCCCAAACATAGAAGTCATGTCCCATTATATCGTCTACTTCGTTAAGTGTGTACTCGGTTTCAGTGAAGGCACTTGGAGTAACATCAGATATGTCCAACAAAGTTCTGTCGTAAGTGACCTTAATGTTGTTGTATATCCTTTTTTCTAATTCAAGAATCAGGTCATCCCTTTCATCTCCATATGCTTTTACAATAGAACCGTCGTGTCTCCTGATCACAGTCTGACTTGTTACGTATGTGTCGTCAGTGAATGACTCTGGTTTAAACTTTGGATATATGCCAAGTTTTGTTGGAGTGACAGGCATATAACTTCCAGTTGTGTCGGCGTAATCCTTTATCACTATCTTGTCACCCACTGCCAGTGCTTTTGATATGTTGATGCTGTCGTCTGTTGTGCTGAATGTGTAATCGGTATCCAGTGTCAATTGGACATCGTTGTGATAGACGTACACTGCCCGATTGCCGAGAGCGGTCATACTGTGCTGAGAATCTATTGCGTAATCTTTCTGTGATGTGCCTTGCACAGTGTAAGTCCTCGTGGACACGTTCTGTCCCCAACCCACCATGTCTTCATAATAGAATGGGAAACTACTATTCTTGCCTTGATTGATCGATTCAATAATTTCGTCAACCCTATCTCTGGCTATGCCCTCGTATGGGGTGCCAGTTGCCTTTGTTAGGAAAGCATTGTACCATTTTTCGTATTCAAGATTCACGTAATCTATCGCCGATACTATGTTGGCCTGTTGATCTATGAGGTTGAATATGGCAGGCACCAATGAACCCTGGTGCTGTATGATAGTACCACCTTTTAATCTTGTGTCTGGCTTGTCTCTCAGATTGGTATTTCCTGGGATCGCTCCTGTGAGATCTTGGTTCTTGTCAAAGATATCTACCAGGTGTTTAAGTACCTGGCCGTATGTGAAAGATCCTGTGGTCTGGTTCAAACTGTTTGTGGACAAGTTTTCAGGTACCTCATATATTCCTTTGTCTGCTATCTTGTCAGCGGCACTGTAACCCGCTATCCTGATCTGGTCGTTTACTTTCAATTCCTTGACAAAACGCACATACTTGTTGGTTGAACCGTTAACCAAAGTGTAGTCAGTAGTCAGTGTCTTTCTCACACCATTGACTTTGACCGAAATTTCTAAATCTGTCAATGATGCGGAGTTGGCATAGAAGTCAATAGGGAAAAGACGCTTTTCGGTCTCGTCCACTATGTGTGTCCTGATCACACGCTGTTTTATTTCGTTGATCCTCTTGATCCAAGCGGATTTGCTGTTGTGTGTGGTCCTGCCCGTGGTGTAGTGCAGGTGTCCTTCCGCAAGATTCTTGGTCACCGTCTTGCCAGCGTCCTGGTAAGTGAATGTTCCTGAGGTGTGGTCAGACTCGAAAACCATGTCTCCCACATTGTTGATCGTGTTGTACTTGACCTTTATGCCCAGCACAGTGTCTGTGACTGCCGTGTCCGAAGTGGCATAGGCGAAAACTTTCGCTCCTGCAAAAGTTGAATTGGGGTACGCTGTCGCGTCGTCATAACTTGTATGATTATTGTCATACATGTTGAACAACGGCTGTTGGTTTAACTTTGTTTTCGGTTGTGTGGACTTCCAATTGGTTGTTGTCTCGTCATAATAAAATGATTTACCTTTGTTGGAATTCCCGCCCTTGACGTAAACAGTGTCCTTGTCTAGAGCAGTACCATTTGTATCTTCATTCAAAGTAAGTGACAACACAGAAGAGTCGCCTGCGTCAACAAAGTTGGCCACATAAATTTTGCTTCGTACCAACGCATCAGTGTCTTTTGAAAAAATAATACGCATTCCGTCGGTTATTGCAACACCGTCAATGATGTACCCAAATTTACCCGACACATTTGAAAATGCGTCCGTGGTCGCTGTGTCAAAAAGGTCAACAGGATTCTTGGCCACTGTACCACTATTGTAAAGTGAAAGTCCTGAGTCAAATTCTATGATTGGTCTTTTTGCTCTGTCGGTCTCGTCCAGCACAGTGGTTGTGCCGTTAACTGTTGATGCTGTCTCGATCACTGACCTATGGAACCATCTGTTATATCTCGACCAAGCGTTCTGGTCGAGGCTGTCTCTCTTGATTGTGATGTAGTCCTTGTCTACCGGCACACCATTTGTGGCGTAACTCTCGGGCGTTGCAAGTTTGCTGACATCTGTCAGGGTAATAGCGTCACCAACACCTTCGACATAGAACTCTTTGTTCTTGTAATCCGATGTGACCTTGCTCGAAGGGAACTTTATCTTCATTCCGTTTGAAAGTGACAAGGTCCTCAACTTGTAATTCTTGGTGCCTATAATGTCATCTTGCACATTTATTGACGAAGTGGTCGCCACTGTACGGATGTGTAGTATTCCATACATGCCGTCATGGCTACCGCATTGGTAATATAAAGTGTCTGGTGCTCCGTCTGGTACGACAAAAGTCACTGTGCCTTTGTCAGCACCGTTGTTTGTGACTCCCGTTGAATACAGCACCGACGTAGAACCGTCTGCACCTATACCATCCTTGCTTGGTTCCGTCATTATGTAAAAAGGATGTCCCTGTGCGTCGACCACAAATTTATATGTGTTGCCACGCCACAGAGTCATGTCTGGATTTCTCTCATTCTCCAGGTGTGGAAAAGAGAACGCTCTGCCCGTAGAACCGTCGTCTGGCAATGCCTCTACCTTGTACTCTACCATTGCTCCTGTGCCCACGGAATCTATCTCGATAGCCGAAGGGCCGCCACTCAGCCAGTAGTACTCCCTATAATTGACCAACTTGTCGTAGTCAATCGCAGGATTCCAAGAATACACAACTTCCTTGTTTAGTCTATCATGATTGCCTACCTTGCCTCCAAAGTATTTGATTTGATTTATGTAGTCGTCATAGGTCCCTGTGAACTTGACTTGGTCCTCAGGGTTGATCGATGTGGTGTCCTTGTCAGTGTAGGTGATTGTTGGTTCCAACTGATACGCGAACCTGTCTCTGCTTGTTGCTGACACGTACCTGTCGTCGATCTGCCTTGTGTATGCGTCTTGTTTGCCTACGAAGCCATCCAATCTTTCTAGCGAACCTTTCTGCACCAACGGATCCAGGGTGCTTGACAGGAATCTCTGGTTCGTGTCTGTCCTGTAGAACGCAGGCAAGTGCTGAACAGTCCTACGAAGTTCTCTCGTGCCTTGTTTTACGACTTCTTGATTTGTTAATGAATTGGTTATCTTGTCAGCCATTAGTATCCTGCCCCACTACTGCCGGTGCTTGAACCCGAGCCTGATGTAGTGGAACCTGACACTGCTGAACCTGTAGTTGTGTTGGTTGTGGCGGTTGATGTGGATGTTACTACTGTGCCTGAAGCCTCCAATTGGTTGGCTCCCAAAGCACTTATGATAGAAACATCATCAACGGTGGCCCCACTGATGAAAATTTCGTCTGCCGCTGAGTTTATCTGGAACAGAGACCCAAAACTCTGTCCTGACTCGTTTGGTACTATCACAACTGTCAACAGGTCTGGCGCCAGTTCATTGTGTATGTAAGCGGCCAGTTCTGTGAAATAGAAAGTGTCACCGAAATCCCAGTTGTCCAATGCGAAGAACTCATTGATTGCGGCTATCACTCTAGTTTTGATCACTGCGTCTGTGACATTTGTGTTTTTGTTTTTTACAACCTTGAAAGTTGCCTGTAATTGTTCGTCGGCACTGGTGCCAAATAACAACTTGTACTTCACAGGATGGTATATGATCTGGTCTGAAAGCGATTTCAAAGGATTAAGCACTCCAGAGTAACTAATTCTCAATGCATCAGTTGTTGAAGGTGTTGGCTTAACTCCACCTTCTTGTAACCAGATTCTGAAAAGATTATCGTAAGTCCTCTCTAGCAAGTACAAGTCAATGATGTTTGATACACTAGGATCTATCCTAGTTTCCTGTCCAGCGTGGTGTTTGTACTGGAAGTCTATCGAACTCCTACCTATCCTAGCATAATAATCCGTGTTAGTTGAAAGCGTGTTTGTGGAACTACTGTATTTCTTGATTACATTCTCGGTATCTGCGTAGAAATAAAACAGTTGTCCGTCTGTGTACGTTGTCGTATTGAGGTTGATGTCTGACTCGTTCGCAGTGACAACAAAGTTTGAAGCCGCATATGGCTTGTATCTTTCTATGCTGTCATAACTGATGTACTTCTGGAAGAAGACAAACTTCGTTGCTACGCTGGTGTCCGGTTCCACGTAAATGTCAAACAGTTCGGGATTGTCCACTACACCGTCGTCGTCACTGTCATAGAATCCAACTTTTATCTTACGGTTGTCCTGGAAGCCGTCGGCCTCTGTGACCGTGTCAGTTACTGTCCATGTCAGAGGATAACCTATTGCATTTCCTGAGGAAACAATCGAATTGGTCTTGAGTATTTTCACTGTGTCTTTGACAGCCTGTCCTGTTGCGTAATCATATATTTTCTCTTCTGTGTCAAAATGAAACTTGTTCTGTGACTCTGATTCAAAAATGTAATCCATTTTACGATAGGTTACTGTGTACGTGTTTCCGTCGTTCGTGAACTTGAACCACCAACTTGCGTCTATATTAGTGCCTGATGTGTTTCCTGCGTTGTTAAGACTGAATACCGAACTAGTGCTGAGGTTGGTGGTAGTGATCACTTTCCAAGTCTCAGAATCAACATCATACCTTAGTCCAAAATCTTCGTATGCCTCTATCCTGTCAAGTAGATTGGTCTCCAGTGCGGTCGAGAATGACGTGGTGAAGTTTGGTATTACAGAATTCAGCACAGCACCATTAGGTATAATATCCGCCAGTGTTATAGGTCCCTTGCCTGTTGAAAGATTTCCCTGGCCACCGTTTGACCCATCGCCCACGACATCTGAAATTTTCGCCCACGCTCTATCTTCTGCGTTGTCGGTGCCTGACGTAACAAGAGATCCGTCAAGGAATTCTCTAGTGTCAGGAGATGTGAATTTGACTAACGCTCCTGGTTTGGCATATTTTAAGTTTGAAGTTGCAGAATCACCTGTGGCCAACGCTCCACCTGATGTGAAATACCCGGTGTTTGTGTTGGTTGATGTTGTGCTTGAGTTCCATGTTGCTGTCAATGAGGTCAGGCTCTTGAATTCATACTTGTCATAGTAGAACTGCCTCGCATATGCTTCCTTAAGTTTTGTTTCCACAGACGTGTCAAGCACGTTCTGTATCTGTGATCTATTTTTAAATGTAAATGTGAAAGTAGGCGTAGTCTCCTCCCTGTAGAGTATGCCGTCCTCTGCAAAAACGCTCACGTTCGAATAGGCACCTGTTGGATCTAATATTTCTTTGGCCCTGCTTATTCCTGATGCGGCCCTGTTTACTGATCTAACTTTGACTATTTCCTGAGACGCAGATAGAGGCACCACTTGGTAGTCCTCCGCCGTGATCATCCTGTTCTGTGAGTAGTAGACCTGTCCCGCTTTCGTCCTGATCGAGTCGTTGGATTCTGTGGCCGCGGCGTTATACACGCTGGCCTTGAGGCTCATAGTGATTGTCAGTGTCTGCTGTGAACCATTGGCGTCAAGATAGTCTACGTTGACTTGTATATTCTGCATGTCCCTAGGCTGTAAAGCGTACTTGTCATTGTCGCTGATCCTGTAGTAGGTCCTGAAAGATCCAAGTGGCAAGTTTGCAAACGTGCCATCACCAAACACAAGATCTATTGCATCATTGTTCTTTGTTATGACGTTAAAAATATTTCTTTCGTTTTTTGAAAGGGAGTTGTAGACTGCATTGTTTCCTGACAGCGAAGGGACCTTGGTCCAACTTTCCGCTATCTGTCCGAACTGGTCCAACTTGTAAAGCCATACGTCTGTGTCATTGATGTTGCTCACATCAATGCTTCTAACATAATTTGTAATAGCAGAGTCTACTGTGAAATCTGTGAATTGCATCGTGCCTTGTTTGAACAGTAAAAAGAATCCTGTGTTGTTAGATGAATCACCCGATCCGTCTGCCCTGTACACGTAGGTTAGACCTGTGCCTTCGACAGGTGCTGACTCATAAATTGATTCACTGCTGTTTATAGTGGATGGTACCACCTCGAACGATCTGCTAATGCCACCTACTGATTTTGAAAAGTTATACATCGGTAAACCATTCTGGTTCGATGCCAGTGTGTAGACCTCTGTGTCTATGCCGCCTATCTCGCCGGACTCTCTTGGACTACCGAACAACTGTCCTGACTGGTTGGCCGCATTGAGTATGGCAATGAACTGCTCTCTGTAATTGGAGTTCGCTGAGTCATTCCATATGATGGTAGAATTCGCTAGGTTTGTGCCCGATGAGTCATTCACATCTTGTGTGGTTGATACTGCATCAATCTTCAACAGACCTGTTGCAGGTTTGTTACGCTTGGCGTTGTAGTTGATCAGCCTGGCCAACCTTAGAACACTGTTTCTCCTCTCCGCCGTTTCCAGGAAGTTCTCCCTGGCGTTGAGGTCGACCCTGAATGATAGGGCCTGTGCTATGTAGGCTATCAGATCTATCAGTGCAACGTACTCAGAGCTCTCAACGAAATCATTGAAATCATCTGGATAGTTCTCTTGCAAATAGGCCACCATGGTCCTACGCAGTGTCTCGAAGTCGTAACTCTTGAAATCTGCCTGCTGGAAAGCCTGGTAGATCTTACGCCAATCCTCGGCTACTAGTAATCTGTTCTGTCTGTCTGTTGTGGCCATTGTATATACAACGGTATTTATATGTTAGGAAATGTGCGTATATTAAGATAGACGTAACAAGGAGTTCTCGTCAAAGTTGAATCTTAGTTTCTCTGTGATGTTAAGGGGAACAAATGTGATTGTGGCCTGTATGGCTATGCCTTTATCTGCTTCCGATACTAGGATTTCTTCCGTGGCTATACGTGGATCAGCGTTAAGATTTGCAGTCACGTCTTCTACTATTGCTTCTTTTAACTGTTCTGTGAAAGGTTCAAATATTGCATCGTATATGATTGTGCCGAACTCTGGGTTCTCAACACGTTCTCCCTTACGCACTGATAACCTGTTGATTAGATCCTGTTTTGCACACTCAAAATCATAAAGTTTGAAATTTTGTTGGTCGGCCCTAGAGGAAAACCCCTTGAAGGTCACTGACCTATTTGCCAAACCCGAACCGCTTTTGTTGTCTCCGTATGCCATTAATTTAACTTCCTAAATTCAACATCCACTTTGCTGTAATCTACAACATAGTATCCTGTGTCTGTCATTTCTCTTGCCCATGGAACTTCTTGTGCCATGACTCCCACATACCTTCCCGGTATTTTTTTGTATTTAAACGAATAAATGTTAATTCCTCGAGGAGATTTTCCCACGTATTGGATGTCCTCTTTCAGACGCACATCACTAAAACCTTTGAAGAAACTGCCTATTGCAGTTGCGGCTCTGGCCGCCGCTCCTTTGAACGCCGTTGCAACCTGTGTGATCCTGCCGGCCGCTGTGCCACGCAAAGACGGTGGCAGGTTGTTTGCTGAAGATCTTCCTAGAAGTGTGCCTCCTAGTTTGGATGCCACGCTGACAATTTTTCCTGCAACAACCTTGCTGGTTAGTAATTGTGATATGTCACCGGTTTTCAAGTTTTGCACCACGCTCTTAACATTGTAGATTTCGTTGTAACCTGCTGTGAATTTTTCTGACAGTTGCTTCATCTTGACCAAGTTCACATCTAGATTTTTCCCTCTCAGTGATGGTGGAATGTTATTCTCAGAACCAGAAAATAACGACGAGGCCTTGTCCTTGATTGCTTTAGTGTATTCATTTGTTTTTAGGATGTTCTTGCCTATGTCCTTGCCTTTGTTGATTGTATCGATTTTTACATTTTCCACAATCGAGTTCAAGTCGGTGCCTTTGACTTCAATCAATCCCTGTGACTCGAGATATTTCTTCTGGTCCGCAAAGAACTGTAGGTTCCTGATGTACTCGACATCACTCTCCCTATTCTGTTGGGCAAGGTATTCCAATGTGCCTGGGGTCTTGCTGAGTTTTTTCCACTTCACAGGATCTTCCCATTGACTTACTGTCTCTATTATTGCCGACGGTGCCCTAGTGAAAGGTTCGTGTGTGACCAAATTTGGCACTGTGGTCTTTGTCTTCTTCGTGTTGGCCTCTAACACACTTCCTCTTCCCACAGTTAGATTGACATCATTCTGTGACTCGTCAGTGATTATTCCGGCCGCCTGTGGATTCAACCAAGTAGGTCCCCACAACGGACTTGCGCCAACTGAATTAAAGTGTACCTGAGAGCCTGCAAGATCTATTCTTCCCCCGGCGCCATGCAGTTGCGTGCCTGATGTGTATGAAGTAATACCGTCCCTGGCGAAACTCCTCACACTGCCTTTTTCAGAAGTGTTGAACACGCCTTTCTGTCCCATTGTGAGCATGTAACCTTCGGCATTGAGAGCCAGGTCTTGTTCGGCAGTAAACTTTATGCTGTGCTTGGCGTGGAAATTTATGTCACCACCCGAGTGCAGATCGAAGTTTCCGTCTGACCTAAGATTGAATCCATCCTGTGCGTAAATCATAACTTTCCCGTCACTGTTCATCTCTATCCAACTGTTGCCGGAGCCGTTGGCTATGTACACCACCCCGTGTGTGTCGTGCATCAGTAACTGGTGTCCTGACGCTGTCCTTATCCTTGTCAGTTGGTTGTTGCCATTTAGATCTCCGTCGTCCATCACAAAACTGTGTCCTGGATTCCTGTCTGGACGCACCTGGCTTCCGTTTATACCTATGTTCAATTTCCTAGAATCTGGACGCACCCTGCCCGGAGTGTTCAATCCAAAAACCTGGCTTGGAGATTCCCTCTTGGCCGAACTTGACGTTGTACCCCTGATGTCGTCCTGTATGAGACCCTGCTCTAAAAGTTGTTCTGCCAATACGTCATTGACAGGATAACGGAATTGGTTGGCTGATTCTATCGTGGAAGCATTGTCAATCATCCTACGGTTCTTCTCGCCCACTGGCAGAAAGTCCGTGCCGTAGTTGGTCTGTCCTGACCTTGCCCTCTCCCTGGCGTCAAGCCTGTCAGCGGCCTGCTCTGTGAATTTTGATGCGCCATAGCCCGGCACCTGTTGGTTCGTCAGTGGCTGTTGCACACAACCTATCCAGAACGCACTCTTCTTCTCGGTCTCGCCCTTGGCGAATATCACCAAAACCTCTGTGTCTATGTCGGGTGGTATTGCCCAGAATCCATAACTGTGTTGGGTGGCCTTGTAGTCATTGGGATCGGACTTGCTGGTGGCGTTGATGCTCTTGGCACCATAAAAGGGTGACAGATACTGGCACCACACTATGTTGTCAACCGTTGGATTGGCCGTGTTCGTGAGGGCGGGAATGTTCACTCCCAACCTACCCATTCTCAGCGGATCTGTCGTGGCCTTGACCACCCCCACGTATGGACCCGGATCGCTGTCTATGTACTTCTCGTTGATGTTCTTCTGGTTGTCAAAAGAATCTGTGAATCCACGTTGATCTATGTATGCCATTACCTACTGTCCTCTACTTCCCCTAGGATTGGATGATCCCGGGCCTGTCTTTTTAATTACCTCGTTGATCAGTTCACTTTTTTTAAATCTGCTGTTCTCGAAATTCTTGAAACGTTCCTTTAAACCTTTGGCTGTGTTGAAGCCATCTGTCTTTTTGTTATCAATGGAGAAATCCCTGTCGGCCGCCTTCTGTAGTATGGCCGGTGCTCCCTCGCCCTGTTGGTTGTTCATACGCACACAGGTCAGTGTCTGCAGGAACTGACCGTTGTCGAACTTGCTCTCTACCTTGACAACCTGGTATATGCCGTTGAAGAACAGGTCCTCGTCCCTGTATGTTGCGGCCTTGCTGAACATCAGTCCGTCCTTGTCCGATATGTCGTCCGGTATCCTGTACCTGATCAACACCAGTGGACTGACCTGGTCCGCGTTGAAACTCTCCAGTTCGCTGTCATAGTCAGACCTAGATCTTGGTTTGTTGTTTCCGTCTTTATCTAGGGGCACGTAGATGTCCTGGCAGATGTATGCGGGATCTCCCAGTATGTCCATCTCCACACGTATCATATCTGCCTCTGGGTTCGTGAGGTAGTCAAAGAACTCCTGGGCACGTTGTCCTTCGCCCGATACCGTTCCTCCCAGTGCGCTCCTGTTCTTGAGGTTGGATGGATACTGTCTTATCTGCTTGGTGGGTTCTGGATAGGTTTCCGCACCAAAAACCTTCTGCCACGCATCTGACACTGTAGCAAATATACCTTCATTTGCCTTGGCGTCAAACACGTTACGCATGTAATATGCACTTTTGTAGTTGATCCTGAGGTTCTGCACGTCCACGTTCTCTCCTGTGTAGATGTAGTTGTATTCCTTCCTGACCAACCTGCTGAAATCCAGACGCTTGATGGCCACGCCCGGTTTGATCAGTTTCAGGATGTGCACCTTGTATGGCATGGCCCTGAATATCACTTTCTTCTTGTGCATCTTTGTTATGTTGTCGAACTTGTCGGTGTCAGTCTGTACCGTGGCCTTTATCTTGAACCAGTCAACGTATTGGTTCTCCAGTAAAACTTTCGAAAAGTCCTCTGCATTCACTATCTTGTTGATCTGCTTGTCAGTCAACTTCTCGCCTCCCTTTATCACGTTGGCACGTTCCAGGTAGGTCACCCAGAAGTCGTTTGCAAGCCGCTGGTAGCCATAGGCCTCCCTGATTGCGTCCTCGAAGAACTTGACCAGGCTC